GTATCTGAGACTACCTGAACCGCTGCGGAAGCGGTTGTTCCAGCAGTAGCGTTTGAAATACGAACTGTGGTTGCTGCATTTTGGTCTTTGTTAACGTGAAGCTCTGCAATAGGCGAACTCGTCCCGATGCCAACTTGACCGCTGGAGTCGATACGCATGCGCTCGCCACTACTAACACCATAATTATTAGTGCTAAATGTGATAAAACTATTTGAAGAACTAGCGCCTGCAACAGTTGTAAAATTTATAGATGCTCTATCATCCGCAGCAGGGTCGCCTGCTGTAGCAATGCCAATATACTGCGTACCAGCTTGGTTTCTTGTATATGGCCCTAAGATAACATTACCATTTACGCTTAGTTTTCCGTATCCACTAGGACTACTCGTCCCGATACCTACGTTGCCGCTGGTGTCGATACGCATCCGTTCGCCAGTACCATTGCGGGTAAACGAAACAGCATCATCAAAGTAGACGTAGTTCAGCGTTGCGGTTTTGAGGTTGATGCCATTGTCAAAACGGCCTTCTCCTGTTGACCTGAGTGTGCCTGTTACATCCAACTTGAATGAAGGCGAACTCGTCCCAATACCCACGTTACCTGCGGCAGACCCTGCATCCGTTGCCAACAAGATGTTTCTATAACCAACACCAGTCTCGTATGCGTAAACTTGCAAATCGCCAGCACTTGTCGCCCCAATCCGGCCACGCTTGGTGGACGAATAACCAATCTGGAACGATTCGGCACTTGTTGACTCAATGTGCAGCTTACTTACAGGAGAGCTAGTCCCGATACCCACGTTGCCGGAGGAGTCGATACGCATGCGCTCGTTAGCGTCTACACCACCGCCGCCGTTGTCACGAGTACCGAATACTAGAGCCGTGTCAGGTGTAGTGGTTTCAGCAAGTGCAGCAACATAAGCGCCTACACCAGCAGTTGGAGCAGATGCGTCAGATGTATAGAACTGCAATCCGCCAGTAGGCTGGGCCGCTGCTTCGCTTGTATCTGTGTTGCTAATGCGAATTAAAGTGTTGCTGTATACAGCCGCGCCTACAAGTGTTGCAGAAGCCACAGTTTGAGAAACGCTTACAATCCATGTCGTGGCAGAGCCAGATACGATGCGTGTGTAAGGCTGAACACCTGTACCATAAACCAAATCGCCAATAGCAATTGTTCCGGTTACTGTGCCAGCAATCGTCATTGTTGTGCCAGAAATTGATGTGGAAGTAGCTGACCAAGTGCTTTGGGTGCTACCAGCGACATCAAGTTTTGTGGCTGGTGAACTCGTCCCAATACCTACGTTGCCGGATGAGTCGATACGCATGCGCTCGGTAGGTGAGCTTGCCCCGTCAGCGGTCGTTGAGAACACCAGACGACCCGGCATATCGTTTGTGCCGGGAGTGCCATCAACCTCAGAAATAATAGTCGCTGCACTTAGCATGGAGGTGCCGTCTGTGCCTGAGAACGACAAGGTTCCCAAACGATCACCACTTGCAACAGCGGTAACGCTGCCAACAGACGTGCCTCGGCTCTTGCCCAAAATAAGGCCAGCGCCACTTGTGTCTGCTGAATTGCGTACAAGTGCGCCAGTTGCAGAAGAGTTAACCGCCTCAAGTTGCAGGAACGAAGCACTGGACAGATTGTTTGTTCTGCTTGATGTTGTACCAATCAACAACCGCCCACTCGCATCCAGCGTCATTGCTTGGGTGAAGGTAATGGTTGCACCTGCTGTGCCGGAGGCTGCGGTGAACCATTTATGGATGCTGTCGTTTTGCTCGTAACCAGCAGCAAAAGCGGAATTTTTATAGATGTAGTTTGTACCGTTGAAGTAGGCGTTGGTTAGCAAAATACCGCCATCGGTAGAAAGACGGGCCAGACCATACCCGTTACCAACATCAAAAGCGTTATAGCCACTTCCCCAAGCACTCGGAGTAACCCCCAAGCCGAGGTTGCCACTTGCATTCAGCGTCATTGCCTGAGTCCACGAAATTGTGTCTCCTGCCGTACCAGAAGCAGCGTTGTACCAAATGTGCTGACCTGTGTTTTGGTCGTACCGTGCAGCAACAGCAGTAGCTGCGTAGGTGTAGTTTGTTCCGTTGTGGACGACGTTGGTTGTCAGCTTCATGTCGTTTGCAGCGGACGACCATAGCGCATTACCAGCGTTTCGGACTTCAAATACATCGTAACTACTACCCCAAGCACTCGGAGCAACACCTAATCCAATGTTGCCGCCAAAGTAGTTACTAGCAGTACCACTGGCATAGATGTTCCACTTGTCAGTACCAGAGGAAACCAGCGAGGTGATGCCGTAGTTGTTTGTGCCGTTTGTCAGGTCGGTAATGTAGATGCCGTGCTGATCGGTAATAGTTGACGCAGCGCCTTTTGTGCCCTGTGCTACTTGAAGTTGGCGCAGACTGGCAAGGGTGAAAGCAGTGTCAACAGTGCCCAAAGCAGCATAGAAACCCATTGCAGCGGTAGTGACATCGGACTGGATGGTGCTTGTACTTGCGACCCCATAACTGGTAGTTCCACCCGTTATGTTGCCACGGCTACGCAACACATAGTTTGCCGAAGCATCCCCGCCAACCCCCATGTAACCAGTCACCTTCACGGCATCGGTGGTGGCATCGCCAAGGGTGACGTTGTTGGCAAATGAGACCGCGCCAGTCGAGTCAGCAATGGTGATCGAGGCTGTACCGTCTTTGGCCTTGATGTTGGTGACTTCAAGGTTCGTAGTGTCAATCGTGGTGACGTTCAGAGTACCAGCCAAGTACAAGTCTTTGAACTTCAGTGAAGAACTACCGATGTCAACAGTGTTGGTAAGTTTAGGAGTGACAGTGGTTGAACCAATCACCACATCCTGTGACGGACCCACCACAAGAATAGGAGCGCCTTCACCAGTAGTGCCATCATGGTTGTGACCAGTGGAACTATTGAACGCTGCCTGAATACCGTCGAACTCGTTGTCAAGGTCTGCGGCGTTAATGATGTTACCATCAGCAATGTTGTTAGTAGTGTCTGTACGGGTATAGCCTGCCATATGTTTTCCTTAGCTAGTTAGTTATAACGCATTAGCGTCGATCATGTGTACTATATTCAATGGTTGCAGCATCAAGAGAGAACGGTGGGTTCTGACTATCAGAAACAAACTGAATCGAAACACTAAAGCCTGAACCAATCAGTTGTGTTTCAAACTGTTTCTTCAACTTGGCACCATACACAGTAGTACCATACTTAGCGCTACTATTACCATAGAAACCTACAGTGCCAGTCTCGTTAGACAGCGAAATAGTTTCAGGTTGAATAGAACCAAAATTGTCGAAGTCAAGTTTCAAGTTGACAGATGTGGTAACACCGCCTTGTGGGTCTGTGTACAACACCATTTTGTAGAACGTCTTACGCACACGAGGGTCATTGATGTAAACAAAAGGTGTAGCAAATGAGGCAATAATATTTGCACCATCAAAGCTATTGCCGCTTTCCATCTGATAGACATATCCATCATCATTAGCAAACACCAATGTCTCTGTCTGATTGGTGTAGTCGCCATCACAAACATAAGCTTTGATACCTACAGTTTCTGCCCAAGACATGGTGCTTGTATCATTGCCAACAGTCTGTGTTCCGATAACACCTTTAGCGCTTGATGATGTAACGCTGCTGTTATACCCGAAAATGCGGTATTGACTCTTCTGTTTAATGACGCAGCTTGAGAAAGATGAGCTTGAGGAAATGAGCGAAGTCATCTCATCCTGAATAGTCTTTGACACAACACCCAAGTTGAAGTCGCCAACACGGTCTGTGGCGCTTAGCAAACGCAAGCCTTCAGGCCCAAGGAAGATGACATCACCACCAATTTCTTCAATGGTATCGGGGGCAACGCAACCTACATTACGTGTGATAGGCTGCAACAAGAAGTCTTGCAATGTATTACCCGTCAACTGACTAATTGTCTTTTCAGTGAAGATGATGAGGCTTTCGCGGAACACAACCAATCCAGTGATAGCACCACCAACATTGATTACACCAGCACCGTTAGCGGCAGAGAAGTCTGAGTCGGTATACGGCGCAGTGAAAGTAATTGTTTCACCTTTAGAGAAGAACATTTGGTTCTTATGGTAGACAACAAATTCAGCACCAAACACATCAGACGGAGCAGACGACAAGACAGTGAATGTCACACCATCCCATGTAAACGGATAACCGTAGCCGTCAACACCGATCACCTTGTCATTACCAGCAATGCGATATTTCGAAACACGAAGTGTTATTCCATTAGCACGACTAACAGACCTCCAAGTGACAGCAGCGTTATCAGCAGGACTGGATGCCAAAGACGGGTAGATCGAGATGGT